CCGCCGAGGAAGGAGCGGATGAAAGCGAAGGTGATGAGTGATGGCTGGCACCTATACCTACGATCCGTCAAATCTGTCTGATCGAGGAAAAGACCTTATGCGTTTTGAACTCGGAGATACCATGGTGGAGGGGCGTGAGAAAACTTCTGCACTATCAGATGAGGAATATGAGGCATTATTGGAGATGAACAAGAACTGGAAGAGAGCAAAGCTTGCCTGCATAGAGTCTATTTTTAGACGGTTTTCGTACGAACCAGATACCCAAACAGGACCTTTGTCGCTTCAATTTGGAGCAAGGGCAAAACTGTGGCAAGAGGAGTATGAAAAATTAAAAGCATCCATATCAAAGAGCTGCCTGTCTGAATCAGCAATTAAAATGCAAGGGGATTCCTATGGAAGCCCTTATTTTTATACCGGAATGATGTCAATGGAGAAAGAGGGCAGATGAAATGATGTATCTTCGACCAGGAAATTTGTACAAGGATTTTCTTGTAAAAAGAATGAAGAATGATGTTTCTGAGATTGGACTGCCCATTAAAGGCTATACGGATACAGGAGATTTGATAAGCGGTGTGTTGGCGGAAGCTGATACAGATGACAGTGAAAGGAAAAAGCACTTATGGGATCAAAATCAGCATTCGCTTACGCATACGATTGTAAGCGAAGGAAGTCCGCTGGCAAGAAAAGGAGATCTTCTTGTTATGGGCGAGAGAATGTTTCTTGTACTTGTTGTAGATGATGCCGGAGGACTTGGTGTAGCGACAATTTATTATGCAGAAGAAAGGAATGATTTAAGATGACAGCAGGAAATGCATCTGAATCTATTCGTCAGGCGGTGAAAGAGGCCGTAAGAGAGGTAAATCAGAAAACAATGGGAAAGGCATTCCGTGTATCGAATGCAATGAGAAATAGCGCGATTGAAGTTCTCACCAATCCAAGTCCTTCAGCTCCGGGGAATCCACCTGGAGTAAGAAGTGGATTTCTTCGGAGGGCATGGAAGACGGGAGTGAGAATGAATGGAGGGAATTCATATTCCGGCATATCGGTAACAGCATATGCGGATTCTATGGCTTCATATGCCGGATATTTGCAGGATGGTACAAAGAAAATGGCGGCAAGACCATTTGTTGATCCGATACTTGACGATGTAGAGCCCGAGGTCGATTCTATTTTTTCTGAGTTTTAAAAGGAGGTATGTATGCTGATTATAAGGAATCCAACAAATGTTTTTGATGTAAATGAGGTGCATAGAGGCACCTTGATATATGCAAAGCACAAAACTTGGA